ATGGCAATGATGCTTTGGGAACTGCAAACGAATTCTTATCGCACATTTACAAAATACAACACAAATCAGAATTCAGATTATCAGCAAGGAATCGAAGACGTATTTGAACACATTAGAAATCTATTTGAACAACACGATATCAACACACATAAACTAATCATATGAGCATATTAGATTCGATGTTTGAAGAATTATGGAATGCGCCAAAAGATAAATGGGAGTGGAATGTTATATTAAAAAAAAATAAACAAATTATGAGCGACAACAACAACGCATTTTTGCGTTCACAAATCAAAGCATTTCACCCAACGTGGAATGAACAACAAATCAATGAAGAAATCGAACGAATCTTGAACGATACTGGCGACGATTGCTTGTATTGTGGATCGTAAAAAAAATAAAAATATGCCAATACCAACACCACAACCAAACGAAAAGAAAGAAGATTTCTTGCAACGTTGTATGTCTGATGAAGTGATGATTAAAGATTACGAATCACCACAACGCTTTGCAGTATGTCGAATGTCTTATGATGAATTTAAATAATGAATTACGTACAACGTGTTAAACGTCATTTGAATGGTCACGAACGCATTTCATTTGACTTCGATGGTGTGTTAAACACAATGCAAGGTCGCGCATTGATTAAACGTGCAATGACAGAAGGATACAACGTGTTCATCATTTCAGCACGTAATGAACGCAACAGAAAACCAGTTGAAACATTAGCAAAAGAAATTGGTTTGAACGTGAGTAGAGTTTACACCGTTGGCTCAAACGAGAGTAAAATTGAAAAGATAAAAGAGTTACAAATAACAAAACATTATGACAATAATCCAGATGTTATTGATGCTCTAAAAGAAACACAAACAAAAGGTATTTTAATCAATTATTAATATGTCATTACGTGTATCCATTCCTGCTGATTACGCATCAATAACGTTAAAACACTTTCGTGATTTTAAACTTGCAAAGAACGAAATCGAACAAGTGTGTGCGTGTTGTTCAATCACAAAAGAACAAGCGAAAGAAATTCCTATCAAAGATTTACCAGTGCTAATAAATGCATTCAATGAATCGTTGTTGATTGAGAGCGCACGGTTCTTTCAGCAAATCACAATTAAAGATAAAGATTTCGCATTCATTCCAAACCTTTACGAAATCACAGCAGGTGAATACGCTGACATCAGCGAATGGTGCAAAGATGTGCATACTAACATCGTAAAGATTATGGGTGTGTTGTATAGACCAATTGATAAACGTGTTGTTGACAAGTACACAATCGAAAAATACACAATCGAAAATCGTGTGCTCAATGAATCGTATGTTGAGCAAATGACGCTTGAACAATTCAACGGTGCGATGCTTTTTTTTTCGACTTTGCTAAACGAACTAAACAACAATTCCCAAGAATTTTTGGAGCAGACACTGATGGAGTTGAAGAACAAGATGCAAGATTTGACGATGGATTAAAACAAGTGTTAGGTCGTTATGGCTTTTACCATATGTTTATGGAAGCGTGCGAACGTGATTTAACAAAGTTGGATTTAATTAGCGAAAAAAAGGCGTGGGAACTATTTACTTATATGAACTATATGCTCGATTATAATTATGTCACAAATACAATCATTAAACGAACTTATCAATAAATTCCAAACTTGGGTTGATGCTCATTATATAATCAAAGAATTTCGCTTTGGTCACATCGATACGTTTGATATCGAGAAGTGGAATGAATTTCCAATGTTCCAAGTTATACCACCATCAGTTACGTATGCAACTGGTGCGAAAACATTTTCATTTCAAATAATTCTCGCGGATCTTCCGCGCGACAAAGAAACAAAAACAGATTATCAAAAAGAAGTGTTGAGTGACTTGCAACAAATCGTTGAAGATTTCATTGCTAATGTTATGACAAATCGACAAGTGTTTGGTGAATTGATAAGTGTTCAGAACGTAGGCATTGAACCATTCATTGAAGAATTTGCAAACGTGTTAACCGGTTGGACAATTACATTTGATATGGTTGTGCCTTATTATTGGTCATCGTGTGATACACCTTCAAGCATATGAGTAAAGACTTTTATATAAAAGCAATTGCAGGTGGTGGTGATATGCTCAAATCTGTTTACGATACAGATGTTGATGGTGTTGTTGATAGCGCAGAAAGAATTCAAATCGTTGTTAGAAATTCAACGGGTTCAACATTAACGAAAGGACAAATCGTTTATTTGAGTGGTGCAACTGGGAACAGACCAAATGCAGTTCTTGCACAAGCGAATTCAGAAGCGACATCAAGTAAGACGATTGGAATGGTGATTGCAAACATTGCCAATAATACAGATGGTCAAATTGCGGTTAATGGAACTTTGCACGATATCGACACAAGTGCATTTACAGCAGGTGATATGTTATGGTTATCAGCTACAACAGCAGGTGGAGTTGTTGCGAATACACCACCAGCAGAACCAAATCATTCAGTGTTCATTGGTTATGTTGCGCGTGTTCACCCAACGCAAGGTCGCGTTGTATTAGCTATTCAAAATGGTTACGAACTTGATGAATTACACGGTGTTCAAATTACAAGTATTGCAAATAATGATTTGTTACAATATGATAGTGTTAGTGGTTTATGGAAAAATGAAAGTTTATCGAGCGCAGGAATTGAACCTGCAATAACAGCAGGTACAACATCGCAATATTTTCGTGGTGATAAGACATTTCAAACATTACCTATTCAAAACATTCAATCCATCACAGATGGTACTGCGGTTACTGGTACAACTACAAATACATTAACATCATCAATTTTAATACCTGCAAATACAATTGCAGTTGGTGATGTTATTTACGTGAAAACAAGAATCAGAAAAACAGGAACGTTAGGCGTAGTAACTACACGTATGTATGTGAATACAAGTAGTGCAATTGGTGGATCATTGATAGCAACAAGTGCAGCAGCAGCAGCACAAACATTGTTTTTTCAATACACAAGAACACTTGCAGTTAAAACTGCTACCAATACCGAAACAATGGCAGGTAATGCTAACATCAACGCAGACGATAATACGGGAATAATCATAGCAGTTAGCACGAATAATATCGATTGGACACAGAATCAATATATAATTGTTGCGGTTCAAAATGGTTCAACTGGTGATACAACCAGAAGTTCATTTATACAAGTTCAAATAAACAAAGGTTAATGATGGAAGCAATCGAAGTAAAAGGAATACAACTAACATATCGAAATGATATTTATGTATTTCACGAATATGAAATTATAGATGAGCAATGTGTGCACTTGCATTTGAACGAAGGTATTTATGCAATCACTTTACCTTGCATCATTAACACGCAAGTAATCAATACACTTGAAGAATTTAAAAACGCAATGAAATGACACGCGAAAAAATGCCGAACTTCTTTTCAGTTGTCGATGAAATGGCAAAGCGTTTTATTGAGTTGATGCAAAGTGATTACAGATTGAAACGCAAAACAACAACGGGTGCAGGTCGCTCACTAACAACGAATCGCGTTAATACTGGCACGTTAAATAAATCACTTGCATACAGATTGAAAATCAAGAAATCAAATATCGGTGTTAGCGTATTCGCGAAGGGAAATGCAAGTAAGTATTTTGGATCAATGGAAGATGGTCGCGGTGCAAATAAAAAAGCACCACCATCAAGTGTTATATACGATTGGATTAACCAACGTGGCATCAAGCTACGCGATAAAGATGGTCGCATTCAAAAACAAACTGAATCGTTAAAACGAAGTGTTGCATTCTTAATTGCTCGAAGCATAGGTAAGAAAGGCATCAAAGGTTGGAACGCATTCGAGTATGCGCTCGATAACACTTGGGAAGAATATGAAGAAAAATTATTTGTTGCGTATGGAAAAGATTTCGAAGCAACGTTAAATACACAATTTCAATAATTATGGCAATTACAATTCAACAACAACCCGAACAATTTACACCAGTTGGTCAACGTCTTATCTACGTTGCATCTTCAACCAATAGCGGTAACGCAGGTTTTCGCTACGTATTTGATTTTGAAGATTTCGTAATTAACGTACAACCGAACGCGAATGGTTATGGTGTGTTAGATATCGCACCTATCATACGTGAAAAGTTGTACCATTCAACACTTGCAAATTTTTATAACATTCAAGATGAAGCAAGTTCGGTTGTATACGCACGTGCAACGATTAAAGAAGGTTGGTTAATCAATGGTGTGTTCACCGTTACAAACGTTGGTCAAGCACTTTCAAGTCGTGGTTATTTCTTTCTTGCAGAATATCAAGTTAGCGATGGTTTTCAACCAGACCCAAATGAACGTTATGCGCTCAATACAACTGATAAGTATTTGTTATCAGAACGCTTGAACACAACACACGTTTGGAGTGATTACACAAGTGTTGGTGGTTTAACAACAAATGAAGTTTACATACCTGCACGATTAAATGATTATGGTATTATGTATTCAGTTGGTCAGATATCAACGTATTTAACCGATACAGAAGCAGTTGAAATTGCAGTTAATATATTCAATCAATCAAACACGTTAATCGATACAATCACTTATGCATTGAGTGGTGATCCATCAACATTAAATGCATTCGGTGCATACCCTGCAAATTTGTTATCCGATGGTGCAACAATGACCAATTGGAAATGGTATGATGTGTATGCGCGTAACGCAGGTGGTACAAGGGTTTCAAGACGTTATGTTTTTTATCGCGTTGATGATGATTGTTTATTTGACAATGTGCGATTGATGTGGACAAACACTTGTGGTGGTGTTGACTATTTCAACTTCACAAAGCGAAGTGAGTTGAGTTATAACTACGAACGTAAGCAATATCAAAAAGTAATTGGTGATTACAATTCAACAACATTTGGTTTTAATACTTACGATAGGGGTGTAACAGATAGATATGTAAACACAACAAAAGGTCTTGTGATTAATAGTGATTGGTTGAGTGTTGGTGAGTTCGAATTCTTGCAGACGTTGTTGCGCTCGAATGATGTTTACATTGTTGATGATGGTGGTGGTCAAACACCAGTATTAGTTGCTGATTCGCAGTTCACAATCAAAAATGAAAAGTATAGCAAGTTGTTCAACGTCACTTTAAATCTTAAATATAGTCAAGGAGTAGGATTATGATAAACGAAGTTATTTTATCAGTTAATAATGGTGATGGTACTTATGCAACTTTGGATCTGTACGAGAATGAAAAATTGCATTTGAATTTTAAGTTCACAGACATCACAGATTTCAGCGCAGTTGGTAATTACTCGCGTGAATTCAGAATACCTGCAAGTAAAACAAACGTTGATTTCTTTGGTGCGATTTACAACGTGAATTTTGATGGTTGGTTTGATTATAGAATAAAAACAGAAGCAACGTTAACGAGTAACACAATACCAGTTGCAAGTGGTCACATTCAAGTGAAGCGTGTGTATTGGTCGCAAGGTAAGTTGTTCGAATTTGAAGTTGTGTTTTTTGGTGAAGTACCAAATCTATCACGTGCGTTAAATGAAAAAATGCTACGTGACATTAGTACAATTGCGAATGGTGATTTAGATTATCAGTTGTTGTATGAGAATGTGAGCGGTATGAACGATGATGTGATTCTTACGTTGTGCGATAAGTTCAATTTCACGGCAAGTAATCCAGAAGGACAACCGTTATATTTCAACCCTAATGATTCGCAATATGGTGGTGCACCTTTGTACGTTGGTCATTTAACACCTGCGGTAAAAGCGAAGTATTTGTTTGACCAAATTCTTCTTGATGCAGGTATTAGTTATGAGAGTGATTATTTAGATAGCATTCTTACTGATGTGTATGTACCATTTGTTGATTCGCAATACTTGAACGGTGATAATACAACTGGTTTATTTGCATCGAATTTAGCACTTGCAAGTAACATCAATAACATCACATTGACTGCATCAGATAGTGAATATGATTTGTTTACACAGCTAACTGAATATGAAGATAATGCAAACGCGTGGAGTGGTGGTGTATTTACTGCACCAACAACTGGTAACTTTACATTTCGTTTTTGGTTACACGGAAGTGCAACACGTAACAACACCAATACTGATTTAAGTACAACAACTTTTGCGGTTGTATTTTACATCAATGATAGTGTGAATTATACGTTGTTACCTTATCAAGTTATTTATCAATATGGAACACCAACAGCAACAAATATCAATGTTGATTTTCTACGAACGTTGCACTTGAATACTGGTGATACATTAAAGGTGCGTGTTGGTTTTATGTCGCTCAATACAATTGGTAATGGTGCAGAACCTTCGTTAGATTTAGATTTGATTGGTAATGGTTCAAACGATTACACTGGTACGGGTATAGAATTGCAAAGTGTAACATCTGAATTGTATGGTAACGTGAATGTCTTTATGGAATTCAATGCGCCCGAAATGAAGCAGATTGATTTCATCAAAAGCATTCAACAAATGTTCAACTTGGTTTTCGTTCCCGATAAAACATTACCAAACACATTGAGAATCGAACCAATGAACGAATACATCGCAAGTGGTAACACGTTGGATTGGTCAAAGAAATTAGATTTGAATAAAGATATTGTATACGCACCAACAACAGATTTGCAGAAGAAGAAATTCACATTCACGTATAGTGCTGATGGCGATTTTTGCAACAAGATTTATCAAGACAACGGAAGAATTTTTGGAAGGTATGAAGTGACTGAAAACGATTTTGATGTTATCAATGATTTCGCAACTGGTGAAGAAAAAATAGAACTTGCATTTGCATCAACACCGTGTAATGGCGTAGATGGTTCAGATGTTGTTGTTCCAAAGTTCTTAAACGAAGCAGGTGAATTCGTTGTACCTAAACCACGAATTCTTTATTACTTCGCGAACTTTAACGTGCAGATGTATAATGAAGTAACAGATGCGGTCGAAACAACAAGTGTGAAGTGTTTGAGTAACTATTCCACGATGAACGCAGGAGTGAATGATTTAGATTTAAACTTTGCACCCGAAGTACCATTGCATACAATTACTGCATCACCTTACAACAATTTGTACAATCGTTTTTGGCGCAATTACTATCGCGAAATCTACGATGGTCAAGCAAGAATAATGGAAGCATATTTTGCACTTACGCTTGAAGATATTTTTACCTTTTCTTTTGCTGATAAAATATGGATCGTTGATAGTTGGTGGCGCGTGTTGGATATCGATGGTTATGTGTTGGGTGAAATGGACGTGACAAAAGTTAAATTGATTCGTGTGTTGGATATCGATAATTCGTGTGATGCTACACCAGTTAGTGCGAATCGTGATAAGACATTGAATTGGGAAGATTCAAACGGTGACCCAGTTGAAGCAACAGAAGATTGTTGCAGACGTTATGGTTATTTTTGGAATCCATTAAATGACAAGTGTTATTCATTGCCATCAAGCGGAACGAAGAACTTACTACAATCAAAAACGAATGTATTAGCACCAAAGTTTTTTGGTGACAATGTAAAGTTCACAACACCAATCGAAAGACCAATTAAAATTGTTTCAACTGATTATGCAGTAACGCGCAATGACAACTACATCTTAACGCAAGATATGAGTGCAGATATCACGTTGTATGTACCAAACGCAACGCAATATCGCGGTCAATCAATTACATTCAAGAACATCGATTCAACTTATGGTGTGACGTTGCAACCTTATGGTATGCAGAAAATCGATGACGCGTTAACGTATACAATGAACGCAACGAATAGTGCGGTGACATTGGTAAGTGATGGAAGCAACTGGTACATCAACAATGAAAATGATACAAATGTATTGTGGACTATTGAACTAATCGATGTGCAAACCATTGACGTTTACGCACCTTATGATTTGGCAATTAACACAATTGATAACGTTGTTGGTACACCTACAATTACAATCACAGATGATGCAGTTGCATACACATTAGGTAATACAATCACAGAAGGTTCATTGATTAACATTACTGCAAGTGTTGCATCAGTAATTAATTTAAATATAGAACAAGTATGATAAAAGCGGATAACGTTGTTACGTGTTTAGAGTTCATTAAGAATGATATCAAAGGAAAATCATTCGTATCACAAATCGCGCAGGGCAAATACGAGTTGGATATGCGTAAGTATTACGCACTAAAAGTTTTGCGAATAAGTGTAAATGTTGCTTTTTATCTATTTATTAGTTATCTAATCTTTTTTTAATGGCTACAAAAGAATTCAACATAACTGGCAATGGCGTTCAATATATGAACGATGTTGCACAAGCATCAGAACAAAGTGCACAAGGTTTTAAAAGTGCGAAAGCAGAACTACGCGCATTACAAAATCAGATGCTTGAAATGGATCAATCAAGCGAAGAATTCAAAAAAGCATCACAACGTGCATCTGAATTAAAAGACAACATTGCTGATTTAGCGCAAGAGTTGAATGCCAACGCAGGTAATGCATTTGAGCAGGTTTCAAATAACATCGGTTTGTTTGGTGACAGAATTATGTCATTAGATTTCAAAGGTGCAGGTATTGCATTAAGTGGTTTTGGTAATGCACTTGGACAACTGAATTTTAAAACTATCAAAGAAGAACTTGGTGGTTTGATTAAGGGTCTTGGTGATATGGGTAAAGCATTGATGGCTAACCCTATTTTTTTAGTTGCTGGTGCGATAGGTGCAGTCATTGCGTATTGGGACGAATTGAGCAAAGCGGTTGACAACTTTACGATGAGTCAAGATGAAGCAATCAATGCAATGATGACTAGTGATGCCGTGATGAAAGAAATGGAGTCGGTTAAAATTCAAGAAGCGCAAATTGAATTGTTAGTGCGTGCGGTTAATGACCATACGTTGAGCGAAGAACAAAGAACATCAGCATTAGAAAAAGTAAATAAAGCGTTGAAAGAAAATGGTATGGAAGCCATTAATGACATCAACGCAACCAACGATATTATCAATGCAAAAAATAATTTGATTTTAAAATTGCAACAAGAAGCAAAGGTTCGCGGTAAACTAAAATACCTTGAAGAACTTTATGCTAAACAAGCGCAATTAATGAATGCAAAGAACACCGAGAGTACGATGCAATTGAGCGAAGCGCAACGTATTGCAATGGATAAAATGGGGTTGACTGGTACAATGTTCGGTGATGCATTAAATGCTTATGCAGATTTTGGTTTATCTCTTACTGGTAGTACCGTTACTGAATTAGATAATTTGAATAAAGAAATTCAATTCATTAGTGAAGATATATACAATGACCAACAAGCAATGAATTCATTGCAAATTGAGAACACTCAAAAAACAGAACAGAAGAAAAATGACATCATAAAAAAAGCAGGTCAAGATAAAAAGAAAACACGTGACCAATTAATGCAAGAAGAAGCAGATGCATTGAAGAAAGCAATGGAAGAAGCTTATGAAGCGGAACGTGTGAATGAACGCAATTTAGATTTGTTATATGAAACGCAAGGTGTGCAAAGAATCGAAGGTGCATTACAAACAACAAACAAAGTAATTGAAATCAAGAAAGTTGAAAATGATGCATTAGATGCACTTGACGCAGAACAAGCGTTACGCGCAGAACAACGTCAACGCGAATTAAATGCAAAGCGTTTACAAATGGCAAGTGATGTATTTGGTGCGTTGGGAAATCTTGCAGAATCGTTTGGTACTAAATCAGAAAAAGATGCGAAGCGACAATTTGAAGTTGTGAAAGCATTCAATTTGGCACAAGCAATTGTTGCAACATACACAGCAGTTAACAACGCATTGACAGCAGGTGGTAACCCTGCAAAACTTGCAACGGGTGCGCAATTCGTTGAAGCAGGTGTAGCACTTGCAGCAGGTCTTGCAAACGTTATTAAAATTCAACAAACGAAATTCGAAAGTAAAACAACACCAAGTGGTGGCGGTGGTTTAAATGGAAGTACAAATGTTGGCGGTTCACCTTCACCTTTATCACTTTCGTTCTTGCAAAATCAACCTAATCAACAACCACCATTTCAAGCGTATGTGATTAGTGGTCAAGTTTCGAATTCAATAGAAGCACAACAATTAATAAATAATCAATCAAAGTTATGATGAATAAAAAAATAAAAGTTATCGAGTATGGAATCGATGATACTGGTATGTTAGGAGTTCACGCAATTAGCGTTGTTGAAGACCCTGCAATTGGTGTTGATTTCGTTGCACTATCAGACGAAAAGCGTTATGTAACACTTGCATCAGAAGAACGGAAAATGTTATACGGTGCGTTATTAATTCCCGACCAACTAATTTACAGATACGATGAAACGCAAGGTGAGTATTACGTGAAGTATTCAAAAGAAACAATTGAAAAGATTGCACACAATTACTTCAAGCAGAACTTACATCACAACGCAACGTTAGAACACGAATCACCAGTTGTTGGTTTAACGCTTGTTGAGAGTTGGTTAATCGAAGGTGAAAATGATAAATCAAAAGAGTTCGGTTTTTCATTACCAGTGGGCACGTGGTTCGGTGGTATGAAGGTTGAGAACGATGAAGTTTGGAACAAAGTAAAAAGTGGTGAAGTAAAAGCGTTTTCAATCGAAGGAATGTTCGTACCAAAAAAAGAAATGAAGATGTCTGAACAACAAGAACAATGGATCATTGAACTTGAACAAATGTTGCAGTTGGCAAGTGAAGAAGAAATCGTTGCACGTTATGAAGATTATGTACGAGTTGTAAATATGACTTACGATGAACTTAATGAATGGGCAAAATCTGAATGCTCACGTTTAGCATCATTAGATAGGTCACCAATTGAAAGAAATTTAGAATTACTATCAACACCAAAATCTGAATGGACAGAAAAACACTTTGAATGGGCTGGTAAAACAATCGCTTTTGTGAATCGTATGCGTGAAAATAGCGCAGGTGATTCGTTAGTTGATAGCGAAGGTAATGAGTGCGGAAGTAAGCGAACTATATCACTTAAAAATTGGGCATTTGACCCGAACAAATGAACATCGAAGGTGGTGCATACTTGCGAATTGAATTGAATAATGGTGATGTAAATAACTTCATCAACGCAATTCAAAAAATCTGTAATGAAGAAACAAAGATTGCAATAAAAAAATATGGATTGAATGAAGATGAAATAGAATTATTCAAACGATTGAATTCATACTTCGATTAAAAAGAAAAGGTGCTACGTTTAGCACCTTTCTTTTATCAAACAAAAAACAATAACACAGAACAATCATCTGAATTATGAAACAAATCTACGTGATGTTCTATTTACTCATTGAATTAATATATAAACACATTATGAACCTAAAAGAAAAAGTACAAGAGTTGTTTGCAAAGTACAACATCAGCTTATCTGTATCAGAAGAAGTTGTTGAAGTAAAGCAAATGACCGAAGGAATTCTTGAAGATGGTTCTTCTATTTACACCGATAGTGATGCGTGGGCAGTTGGTGTTCGTGTACTTGTTAAAGATGCAGAAGGAAACGATGCACCTTTACTTGATGGCGAATACAAATTAGCTGATGGATCAACAATCGTTGTTACCGAAGGTGTGATTGCAGAAATCAAACCAATGGAAGAAGAACCAAAAGTTGAAGTTGAAGTTGAAGCAGAAGCAACAGAAGTTGTTGAGCAATCAACTGAAATGAATGCTGAATTCGAAGCAATCCTAAATGTTGTTGCAAATCTTGAAAAAGAAATTGCTACACTAAAAGCAGAAAAAGAAAACTTGTCAGCGCAAGTAACAAAACTATCTGCACAACCAGCAGTTGAATCAGTAAAAACTGAATTCAAAAAAGCAGTTAAAGAAGCACCTTCAAAATCATTTAAGCAAATGACGTACGAAGAACGCTTCGCTTACAACCTAAATAAAAACAAATAAAAAAAGAAAAATAAAAAATGGCTACAACCACTTCACTTACATCAACCTATGCTGGTAAAGAAGCAGCAGGTTACATTCGTTCGGCGTTCTTGTCTAACGAAACATTGCAGTACATCACCGTTAAAGAAAACGTTGAGTACAAGCAAGTAGTTCGCAAATTAGTTGACAACATCACTTTCGCAAATGCGACTTGTGACTTCACACCAACTGGAACTGTTACATTAACAGAGCGTGTTTTAACACTTGAAAAATTCCAAGTTCACAGACAACTTTGCAAAAAAGATTTCCTTGCAGATTGGGAAGCTAAATCAGAGCAGAACGGACAACTTCATGCTTCACTTGCTGATGCAATCATTGCTAACATGATGGCAGGAATTGCAGCGAGAAACGAAGTTCTTATATGGAGCGGTGTTAACGCAAACGCTGGTGAATACGATGGATTCGAAACATTGTTCTTGGCTGATGCTTCTGTTCTTGATGTATCAACACCAGTTGCAATTGACGAAACAAACGTTATCGATGAAATCAAAAGATTAGTTGACACTTGTCCATTGAAAGTTCGTCGCTCAACTGAAAAGCCACGCATCTATGTTTCATCAAACGTTGCTGAATCTTTCCGTTATGCGATTCTTGGATTAGGAAATGGTTCTTACTTGTATCAAGGAGAAAGCGTTGTAATGACTTGGTTAGGTCAATACGAAATCGTTGAATGTCCAGGTATGTCAAACGACACAATGGTAATGGCTCAACCATCTAACTTGTGGTTCGGTACTAACCTTCTTTCTGATTGGAACGAAGTTGCTTTGTTGGATATGTACGATAAAGACTTGTCAGATAACGTACGTTTCGGAGCGAAGTTTTTCGCAGGTGTTCAGTATGGATTCGGAAACGAAATCGCATTCTACCAATATACTGCCTAATTAATTAAATAACCCTTGTACAATTGTGGTGCATCAAACAACGGTGCATCACTTTTGTGCAAATAATAACAAAGAAAATATGGCTTGTGAATTATCTACGGGATTTACTCTTGACTGCAAAGATGGGGTGGGCTCAGTAAAGAAAATTATTCTTGTTGATCAAACAATTGTTGATTCATTTACACTTGATGCAAATGAAATCGTAACTACAATTGTTGGCCCAGCAAGTGGTGATTTGTTTACTTATGAATTACCAACACAAACAGCATCATTTGAAGAAACAATTAACTTCAATCGTGACAATGGAACGGTGTTCTACACGCAAACGGTGAACGTGATGCTTCACAAATTGTCAAGCGCGAAAAGATTAGAATTACAAACCGTTGCAAAAGCACGTGTAATTGTTTTCGTTTTAGATGCAAACGATAATTGGTGGGCTGTTGGTTATGAGAATGGTGCAGACCTTTCAACATCAACTGCTACAACTGGTACAACGTTAGGTGATATGAATGGTTACACATTAGCATTTACTCACGAAGCACCAAAACGCGCATACAAATTGAGCGGTGCACCTGCTTCAATTCTTGACTAATAAACAATTATAATTTATGTTAACATTTGGTGGTCACACAACCACCATTTGTTAACTTTACTTTACAAGGAAAAATGATTTACTTACTTACAAATACTGCAAATCAAACAACGCATCTAACGTTGAACGAAGGTCGTAGTTATTACACAACTGCATTCACGCATTATTTGTTAGTATTGACTTATGAAATGACTGGTGAATCATTAGGTCAAGTTGTTGATGTAATAAGTGAGAACGAAAGAATCACCACAATTGAATTAACAACTGCAACACTTGTTGATGCAGGAAGATATAGATACGAAGTGTATGGTCAAAATTCTTCAAGTAATACAGACCCAACAGATGCGTCTGTTGTTGGGTTAGTTGAAAAAGGAATTTTTGAACTTACAGAAAGCGTGAATTATTATGACGTTTCAACACCAACGATTCCCGTTGATGTAATTTATACTGGCACTTAATGACTAACATACAACAATTTAATTTCGCAAAATACCAACCAACCGAAGCAATTGAAAAAGAGAATCGCGCAGGTTGGATTGATTATGGCGACAATAATCTTTATCCGCAATACTTAATTAATCTTTATCAAAATTCACCGATTCACAATGCGTTGGTGAATTCGATTGCGTTTATGATTGCAGGTAAAGGCACAGATACAATTCTTGATAATGCGTTGAATGGAATTGCATTCGATTTAAAACTGCAAGGTCAATTTGTTGCAGAAGTTATTTGGTCATTAGATGGTACACGCGTTGCGCAAATCAATCACTTACCTTTTGAAAATTGCAGATTAGCTTACGATAAAGAGTGTGAAGAAGTAACTGGTATTTGGTATTCATACGATTGGAATAACACAAGAAGTAAAAAAGGAAAACCATATTTCATTCCTTTGTTTGATCCATCATGTGCAAAAGAATATCCACGTCAAGTAATTTATGAGCATTCGATGTGTGCAGGTTCAATGTATTATTCAAAACCAGATTATTATGGTTCTTTGAATTACATTGAGTTGTCTTATCAGATGGGAATGTATCACGTGAATAACATCTTAAATGGTTTATTCCCATCGTTCATTATTAACTTCTTGAATGGCATTCCGCAGAAAGAAGAACGTGAGCAAATCAGACGCGAATGGGAAGCAAGATTAAGCGGTGCAAGTAACGCAGGTAAGTTCTTAATGACGTTCAATGAAGACCCTGCAAGAGCGCCACAAATAGAACCATTTCCAATTTCTGATGCAGACAAGCAATATCAGTTTTTGAGTGAAGAAACAGCGAAGCAAATTATGATTGGTCACAGAATCACATCACCTTTACTTTTTGGTATTCGTGATAATGGTGGTTTTGGTTCTAATAAAGATGAAATGATTGTTGCGTTAGACATCTTCAACCACCAAGTAATTCAGCCATATCAAAGATTAATTACAGATGTGTTCACACCAATACTTGGTGATATTGAAATTGCACTTAATTCACCATTTGAAATTGTTGAAACTGCAATGCCAACTGAATCGATTGTTATTGATACACCGGTTGAACAACCAACAACAACTGATGTTACAGCCGAAGTAAAAGTTTCAGATGTAACATATAACGGTGCACAAATTTCATCTGCAATTGACATTGTATCGAAAGTGAAAGAAGGAATTTTGACACAAGAACAAGCAATTGTATTTCTTGTGCAGTTCTTACAACTTGATGTTGAAGTTGCGAAATCAATGTTCGCAGTTGGTGGTGATGCAATTGCTAAATTGAGCAGTCAAAAAAAAAAAGTAAAGAAAAATAAATCAGAACCAAAACTGATTAATGGTGTACCTGCGCACATTAGTGATGAAGATTCTGATGCGTGGTTAAAACATCTTGCTGATAAAGCTGAATACGTTGATGAAGAAGAATGGGAATGCATATCAGATGAAGAAGTAACCGACCCGCACAACGAAGAACAATATCGCAAAGAGTATATGTCGCTTCGTGGAAAACCGAATGAGCGTTCCGATGAAACCGACAAAGGTCTTTACAAAATCCGTTATTACTATTCTAAAAATCTAACGTGGCGCAATGGCGAAATGGTAACGCGTGAATTTTGTCGCGAGATGGTTTCGCTTTCAAAAGCAGGTGCGGTGTATCGTTATGAAGACATCATTGCAATGGAAGGTGAGAATTCGCAGTTCGCACCCGCAGGTACCAGTGGGTATTCCATATGGTATTGGAAGGGCGGTTGTTACTGCCATCATAAGTTCTTCAGAAAAATATATTTCAGAAAACGCAAAGGTGGTCAGTTCTTACCAAACAAAGGTCTTGCAAATGATTCAGTTGTAAAAGATAACGTTGATAGCTTAAAACCAAAAGGTGTTGAAGCAATAAGACCAATTGATACACCATCGAGAGGTTCACTTAAATACAAATAAAAAATAATATGGCACTACAACCCGAAGTTCTTTTAGTAGACGAAAATTATATCAAAAAATACACGTGGGTGAATGGTTCTGTTGATCCATTACTTATGTATCCTGCAATCTATTTAGCGCAAGACGAACATCTGCAACAATATCTTGGTACTGATTTATACAACAAGATAAAAAGTGATGTTGCGAATAATACAATTAGCGGTAATTACTTGACGTTGCTCGACAACTGGGTGCGCAGAATGGTGTGTTGGTGGGCAATGTATGAGATGCTTCCGCACTTATATATGAAAACAGATAATGGTTCGTTGGTGATTCGCACAAGTGAAGATTCACAACCAATAACACAAGATGATTTGCAAAATTATCGTGAACAATCACGTCAAAAAGCAATGTTCTATACTGCGCGTATGGTTGATTACTTGTGTGATAACACTTCTTTATTTCCCGAATATTCAACGAACACGCAGAATCAATTGTATTCAGATACAGATGTTTATCCATCAAACAATTTTGAGATATCAATGGGAAGTGATAGATACGTGAAAGGTCAATACAAACGCGGTTGGTTAGATTCGTACTTTCAATAAATAAATATGTCAAGGGGAAGAAAAAAAGATTTAGAAAAACAACAAGTGTACTTTGAAAAATTAAAGAAGTACATAAAGAAAAAAGAACAACAAGTAAAAAGATTGCAAAATGGTCAAGCCAACAATTAAACAACTGCAAGAAGAATTCGCTAAACACAAATATGATTTCGCAATGAAATTTCATTTGGTCGGTATTCGCTCACGCGCTAACATTCCAAATAGATTTGATGATTTAGTTGGCGTGGTTAAAGACGATGAAGTGTATTGGTTTACTGCAACTACAAATGCAGGTCGCCATTGGTTATTGAATTTGATGAATCCAAAAGGAACTGCGATGGTTGTACCTAACCAGTATAAAAATTCGTGGGTGTTAGGATATCACAAAGGTCAATACAAAGCATTAACGCAGTATGCACCAATTGATGTTTATCGTGATTCGAATAAGAATGAAATTGCAGAAGTAACAACGAACATTGAGCGTGGTATTTTTGGAATTAATATTCATCGAGCAAATCCAAATGCAATAAGTACACTTGTAGAAAAATGGAGTGCAGGTTGTCAAGTGCTAAACAATCCGCAGGAATTTGCACAACTGATTTCTATGTGCGAAGCAAGTGGTAATAAGTTTTTCACGTACACGCTATTGAATGAATGGTTATGAATCACGAAAATGAAACGCACTTGATACACGAAGAAATACAATTGCTTAATCGCAAAATCGATAGAGTGTTGTTAACGTTAATTGGTGACGATGAAATGTTGCAAGAAGGTCTTGTGAAGAAAGTTGAACGTCACGAACGCTACATTCAAAATCAAAAACTGCAAGTTGCGAAGTTTACTGGTATAGCTACGGGAATGGGCATTGTAGGTGGTGTCATTGTAGAATTGTTGATGAAGTTGTTATGAAGAATTGGATTAACAATTTATTTAGTTATTCAAAAAGTGTTAGCAGTAAAAGAGTTACTGCTATTTTTATCGTTATTAATTTGATTGTATTAGCTTACGTTGGAACATTCACAAGTTACGTTGCACCACAATTCATGTATGATGCATTAGCAATTGTTGCAGGTGGTGTGTTAAGTACAACGGTGGTTGAAGCATTCACAAATAAAACCAATGACGCAAAAAACACAAGCGAATCTAATCGCGAAGAAAGTGTGTGAGCAGTTCATAGAAACGCCATCACTAACACTTGCTAAAAAACTTTTTAAAGAACACCCCGAAGTATACACAGATGTTGAACACGCGCGTAAATACGTTAGAACAATACGTGGTAAAAACGGAACAAAAAACAGAAAAAACACAACTGATAAATCGTTGTATGATGATAAACCACGTGCGTTAAATCCATTCAAATTACCGAAATCATACGCGAAGAAACGTCAACATATTGATGTGAAAGGTTCGAAAATTCTTGTACTCTCTGATGTACATATTCCATATCACGATGTTGAAGCATTAACACTTGCAATTGATACTGGTATCCAAGAACAATGTGATACAATTATCTTGAATGGTGATGCGCTCGATTGCCATATGATTAGTGATTTTGTCAAAGATCCAAAGAAAAGAAAATTCAGCGAAGAACTTTATGCGATGCGCACGTTCTTATTTGAATTACGTCAAGCATTTCCGAATGCGAATATATATTACAAAGAAGGAAACCACGAAGAACGGTACTGGCGTTATATGCGTGTTAAAGCACCCGAATTATTTGACATAGATGCATTTGATTTTCCAACATTAACACATTGCGATAAGAACAGAATCATTTGGATTGATGGAAAAAGTAAATTGAATGTCGGTGGTTTAAGCATATTTCACGGACACGAATTCGGTAAACAATTTATACCATCAGTAAACGTTGCACGTGGTCTTTATATGAAGGCAAAAGCGACTGCGATGTGTGGACATCACCATCAAACTGCGGAACATTCAGAACGTGATATTAATGGTAAAATTATAACGTGTTGGGGTGTTGGTTGTTTATCAGAATTATCACCCGACTACAACCCTTATTCAAAATACAATCACGGATTTGCAATAATCACACGTGGTGTTGGTAAAGATTTTCACGTAAAGAATTATCGCATTCACAATGGTCGATTGTTATGAAGCAGATATATATAACACTTGCAGTTTATGTTCTAACATCACTTGCTTGGTTAGTGATTTGTTGGTTTGTATGGAATAAAAAAGAACAACCAGTTATGAATAACACAAAAGAAATTCAGCGCATAGATAGCATCTTAAATTCAAATGCAGGTGCTTTGAAAGAATACAAATTACAACAACAAGAAATTCAAAAACAATTGTATGAAATCGATAACAAGAAAGCAGAACGCACGAATAAATACTATATTGATTTTAATCGTATCAATAGTGTTACTAATGTTGACGAACACGCAGTTGATAGCGTGTTCTACTATCTACAACAATTGGATAATCAACGATACTTTGAACCCAACAGAACGCTACGTTTTGATTAACAAATTAATTTTATCAGAACGGTACTATCGTGACTTATCAGATATTCACGAACAAAAAATTGTGATGCTGAAAAAAGATATCGAATTGTATTCAAAACAAATCAACAAGTACGAGCAAAACGAAAAAGAATTCAGAGCAAAAGTGAAGTTGTTAGAAGATGATAAACAAAATCTTCAAGCGTCAAATAATAAATTGACAAAACAAAAAAAACGTCAACGTGACGTTTTACTTGTCGCAACTGGTGTTGCAATTATCGAAGGTCTTTTACTTGTTCTTCTTGTAAATTGAATTTTAATTTATCGAATGTCTTAATTAATTTCTTCGTGTAAAGCGAAGCATCAAGCAATTCTTCGTAAAGATGTTGCAACCATTCTTGTTGCGTTAAATCAGTTCTATCCATCGTTGTATTATACGTTTCCACACCTTTCAATTCGCGGTGTTTTAAATCACTAATTACTTCATCAACTAATTTACTCATTGTTACCTTCAAATGTTTCGTTTATTTCAACTTCATATCCAAGAAATTCAAGTACGTTTTTCAAGATTGTATATGCATCTTGATTATGTGAATTTAATTCAACGCCATTAACTTTTATGATAGTGCCATAATCAGTGCAACAACCATCACTACAATTGTGGTAATACTCATGCATATCAATCTTCAATTTTTGTTTATCCATAATTTTTAGTTTTAGATTTCAATGTGTTCAAGTATTTCTATTTCGCGCTCTTTATTGCAAAAGCAATCTTTGTACGTAAATGCATAATCTCTACCAACTTCGTTCGTCATATTACAGGCATGGAAAAAAAAATAATCGTAGGCACTGTCATAATTATTAAATAATTCATCTCTAAGCAATTCACCTTTGAACTTTAACCTTACTATAAATTTCATATCTCGCGTAAATAATCATTGTTAACAATCCATTCAGTTACTTCGGGCAGTTTGTGATATTGGCAACTTGCAATTTGTTTTGTGAGTTCATCGAGAATCAAAGTGATTTCGTCCATTCGCACACCTTGCGTGTCCCAAAACGCTTTGATAACTACATTGTGTTCTGTAAGAATCGTGCGCACTAATGCTTGTAGTGATTGTTTTGTTCTGTGTTTGTTGAACCATCTAATATTTTCAACTTCATCACACGCGTAGATTGCAACCTGCAACCACATTAGTAAATTAATGACGCGTAATTTTTCTTCGTCTGTTTGCATTACTTTTTTTTCTTTAAGTTGTTTTTTATTTTTTTTAATTGAGTGTGATATTCTTCCCTTGTCATTATCATATGTCCTTCGTTTAATATTCCTAACATTCGCGGATCATACCATTCATCATCTGGTGGTGAAGGTGCAGTTCGATAACCTAAATAAACACCATCTTCTTTTTCGTAAAGATTGCGATAATCAATATTTTTAATTTTCTTTTTAAAGTATTGGTACATTTCGCTTATTGCTTCTTGATAAAATTCAATCTCATCTAATGCATCAATAAATTCTTTATGCGCTTCAAACATTGTCGCATAATATCTTTTATTATCGTCAAAAATTCCAACGAATTCATACGGTTGAACACAATAACGCAGTAAGGAATCTTTGTTTAAAAAGTTGTGAATGTATTGTTCTTCTGTTATTCCCCAACATTCCAAATCTTGTTCCATATCTGGAATACGAATTTGAAAATGATACGTTGCAGTTTTTTCTTTATTAGGAATTTTCTTGTCTCTATTTTCTTCGATATAAAGTTCAAGTTCTTTTTTTCTTTTTACATCTGATGGTAAAAGGTATTCAAGTAATTGCATTGATTTTTGTTTTTAGTTTTCTTCTTTGTGTTTTTTCTCAAGTATAGCACCAGCGCAAAAAGACAAGTACATTTTCTCGCGTGATGTTAGATTTTTACTTTTGTGAAATTCGTTTAGAATATCACCAACTTGTTTTTGTTGTTGCACTAATGTCGATAGCATTGTGATTAGGAAACGTTCGCGTTCTTGCGTTATTCCCATTGTTTCGTATATGTATTTCATTGTGTGAATTTAGTTTATTTTTATTAACCAACAAAGTATTGACCATATGATTTATTCAATTCAAAAAACATTCGCATCATAATTGCATCAGCAATATCGGGTGAAATTCCTTCGCGCAATTTGATTTGGTCTTTTGGTGTGACTTGAAGTTTGCCATCTACATCTGCACGGTGACGTTTAATCATTTCCAGTTCACGCACAATTTGTTCTTTTTTATCATTGACAAAAATTGTCAACTTGTTTTCTTCGATGTATTGAGCAAGTGTGTAGTAACATTCACTCTTTAAGTTTTGATATTGTGGTTGCTTTGCTTTTGATCCATTGACGAAACCCCTGCATTTCAAATAATCTACAACACCACCACCAACACCATCTTCATCACACACTACATTTTGCAACAACACGTTGTGATTCTTTGCGGTGTTTCGAATTTCATTCACTACTTCGTCAATAGACGCTTTATGTAGCATTTTTAATTCAACAAGTGTTAAACCATTCCACACGCAAATGATGGTTCTATCTTTACCGAATCGCGCAATGTCTGATGTTATGTATTTCGTTCCATCTAATAATTCATTTCGAAACATTCGCAACAAATTATCAGTTGCAAACAACTTATCTGAATCATCATCGAATTCCCAATTGCCTTCAAGCAAACGTTTTCTATCGTATTCTGGCAATCGTCTTAAATTTTCTAAATACGTTTCGCTGATATGTGGATTATCAGTTGGTAATGCTTGAACGAATGCACGATGAACTGGTAATTCATTGTTCTTGTACTTCAAATAAAATTCATTGTACAACCAACCTTTTGATGGATTGCAGGTCATTAAACCTTTTGCTTTGTCATTAATTAATTTGTAACGAACGCGTGATTCCAAAATGTCTACGCAACGTTTTGAAACTTCTGCAACTTCATCTACGAAGTAATCTGTGATTTCAATCGATCCAAATCTCTGAAAATCGGGGTCTGATGGCATATCAGCTAAATCCATTAATATTGTTTGACTTCCGTTGTACCATTTAATAACGTGGTCTTGTCCATTATAAGTGTAATGCACGTTTGGTTTTAATCCATAAAAAGAACATAATTCAAAGAACGTTTGCATCGTTGATAGACGCAGTTTTTTTAATTCAGCGCGACCAATTAAACCTTTTGTACCTGCATATTTTAAACGTCTTTTTATTTGCCAGTCACAACCTAAAAAAGATTTTCCACTAAACACACCACCACCGTAAAGAATTTGAGACGTTGGATTTTCAATTGATAAAAGTTCTAACGCTTTCAATTGCTTTTCGTGGTAAATTATTTGACGTGCTTCGCTCATTAAAATAAACTTAATTGTGGTTTATCAATTATTTGATTCTTTGGTTCTACAACTTCACCCATTGCCACAAGTAAACCATCAAATTGACCATTATAATTAGAACTAATTAATGCTCTTTTTAATTCATATTTAGCCAATGCAATCGCTTCTTCTTTCGTTGATGTAACATCTTCTTCTTCCCAAGATAAAGGTCTGCAAATACTTATAATTGATCCTTGAACTTCAAACGTTCTTGCATATCCATATTTATTTTTTGCAACTTCATAATGCGCTAAAATACCATCTGCTTTGTAATACATTGCATCACCATTTGTGCAAATGCCTTGTTCATCATAAATGTATTTACTCATTGCTTACTTAAATAGATTTTATACAATTCGCGCAGACCTTGAATACGAATGTAATCACGCACCTTTTCTTTTTTACCTTCAACCATTCTATCGAATTTAGGTTGTGACATTTGCAAATCTGAAAACACAATTCGCTTTGCTTCAATTTTTGCTTTGCGATATTCTTCATCTGTGAAATAATCGTGTGCAATTCTTCCGCTTGTTTCAAGCCATTCGAGCATAATAGAACCACGCATATCAATTATCGTGAACTTCTTTTGCTTGAATGCATCGATATCTTCACGCAATGAGTTCAACCAATCTTCTTCGTTGACAACTGGTGGTGCTTGTAGTTGTTTGTTTTCGTTCACTTCACGTTGCCATTCCAAATTCGCTTTGTCGCGAAGTGGTTTGTAGCAAGTCAAGACATCACCCAAGAATGTAACGGTTAACGCACCAAATGGTTCAACTTTTTTTTCTAATTGATTTGATGCATTGAGTTCGAATGCTATGTTCCAATGCTCAAACGTACACCACGCATAATGCTTATCAATAAAATCTTTTAGCAGTTGTAACAATTGTGCTTCGGGTAATTGCAGACCATACATAGCACACAACTTTGCGCATAGTTTTACGAATGTAGGTAAATCGTGTTTGCTAATGAATTCACTTTGACGTTCTGCAATTGTGATTCTATCCGATGTTCTGTGCATCACGATAGATGCGTTCGGCATTCGTTGAATTGAATTTTCCATTTGTAATCGTTGCATTTGTTTGTTTATTAAATTGTTCTATGTTCCATTTTCTTACCGATGCTTTCCAATCTTTCATCGCATTCCTTCCAACCTTCCAACCATTTGCTTCGTAATGCGCTACAAATTTTTCTGCGAATACTTCAGCATCAGATCCACACAACTTTTGTAAATCATTGCAAATGTAAAGTACAACTTCAGATTGTGTTGGTGGTTGAAATCGTTTTGATGGTTCACGTTGTTTCAATCGTTTTTCAATAGCATCAATTTGTTCTTGTTGTTCTTTGATGCGCAGTTCTAACGCATCAATTTTTTTCATTAAAAAATAACCATTCATTGTTTTTGTTTTTTTGTTTTTTGTCTTTCGATTTCTTTCGTAAAAGTACGGTAAAATTCTTGTGCCTGTGTAAAACCTGCGTTTGCAATTGCATCGCATATGCATTCAACATCAGCGCGAAAAGTTTTATCGAATTGCATAATAGCACTAACTTGTCTGATTCCGTGTAAACACGTTGCGTGGTCTTTGTAGTAACGGTTCGCAATTGCTTGTAAACTGATGCGACAAGTGTTATACATAATCCACCAAATGATTTGACGTGATTGTGCGACTTCTCGAATACGTGTTTTGTTGTATAATTCAACTGAATTAATGCCCATTTGCGAACACACTTTGTCTTCAACACATAACCAAAATCTATCACGTTCATTTGCGATTTCACGTTGTACTTCAATCTGTTCTGCTGATGGTGTTACTACGTTAGGTACAACCAGTTCCCATAATTGATTGAAACGTTTGTAGTGTATTGGTGGAATCATATCAATGATTTCATTCTTAATTGCACGTATTGCTCTTGTATCACTCATTGCCTTCGTGTTTAATTGTTATGTCTATTGTCATTGCTTTCCAAACATCTTCACGTTTCATCTCAAGAAAGTTACAGATGCGGTTGAAATCTTCAATACGCATTCGTGTGGGGTGTTTCAAGTATAAGCGAACGGTTGGTTCGCTTACACTTAAAACTTTTTTGAACTTGTTAATAGTACCAAAATTCTTCTTCACGAAACTTGCGAATGGTGTATTGTATCGTTCAACTATCATTTTTTCTTAAAGATTTTTTTTGCAATTTGTTCTTTCTTCTTGTTACTGGTGTGATTGTAACCACGCAATTCAGCGTTTTCTTCTTTCACCCTACGCGCACAACGTGTGATGTTATCTGCGCACGTCAACGATCCACGTTGATATTCGTATGCGAAATCTTCAGATAGTTGTTTTATACGCATTTCTTTTTTCCAAATTGCAACGCAAAGTTTTCTGTTGTTGTCGCGCAATGCTGGTCTTGTTGTTAGAAGTGTTTTTACTTCTTGAGTTAGATTGATTAACTTTTTCATATTGTTTTTTTTTAAAATGGAATTTCGTCTGTTGTTGATTTTGTTGTTGTTGTGTTCAAGCCATTCATAATGAAATGCTCGAATGCAGATGCAATTGTTAGCACATCTAATTCACTTGAACCATCTTTACTTACTGCCCAGTTTACTGCATTTGTTAACGCGTTCATTCGTGCAATTCGTGATTGTTCTTCGGGTGATTTTGCGAATGATTTGAAACCACCACCACCACCACCATTACTACTACCACCAGTTGATGCAGATGATGTTGGATTGTAAATTGCTTTCACCTTGTGACCTTTGCCCATTGGCGAGAGTTCGTATTCAACTTCTTTTCCGATTGGAAAATTCTTTTGAATAGTCGATTCTTCCTTGCAGAAACAAGTACCAGAATCATTGTTTTCGAATTCTACTTCGAATTTGAACATACCGTTCCAAGTTCCCGCGCTTTGCACGTGTTTAACCACACTTTTTTTACTCATTGTATTTAGATTTAATTGTTTACTTTTTTGTTCTTTTATTGCTTTGATTTCTTCACGTTCTTCGTGTAAGTACATTTCATCGATCCATTGCGCCATATTACAAATGTATTAAAACATCTTTGTGTAAATTTACATCGAATGATGCAGATGGTTCGTAATAATCATCGAAGTCGAATCCTTCAGCCATTCGTGCCTTTGTCCATTGACTAACTTCAGATTCAGTACCATAGCAAAGATAATAATCTGATGTTCTGCGAGAATGTACGATGATGTTTTCACCACTATTACCAGTACCAATTTCTGAATTGCTAATGATTAATCTGCGTGGTGATTTAAACACAACGAATGTGTACTTTTTTTCTTCTTGTTGCATTGTTTTATTTTTTAAAAGTTAATAGGTAAAAAATCTTTTCGTTCGAATCTCGTGTGAAACCAATCTGTATTTAACCCCCACCACACTGGTTCGTTGTACGAAATCAATTCAGCATCTAAACATTCGTATTGGTCAACCCCATCGTGTTCAGACCATTCGCCATACGTACGTAGTTTGTAAAGTTTTCCATCGATTGGAACTGGTGTTACAATTACTTCTTTAAATTCGTTTTCAAGTGTGCACAATTTAATGTGCGCGAAGAATGATTTACGAATTGTTGTTAGTTGTTCGTGAGTTAACGCGATGTCTTGCGCTACTCCAATTAAGTTAAGTGTTTGCATTTATGTTGTTTTTTAGAGTTACAAATATGGTTCAATTATGCTATCGTTCCAACGCATTTCTGAAATCTTTTTTTGCTTAACAATATTGTTGCTGATTTCGTTGTGAGTTAACTTGTATGCATCTGCTGAAGATTTAACACAAACAAATTTACGATTAGTTGTCGAATTTGCTTGTAATAAATTTGTGCAATAAGGATTCAAGTTTATCGATTCTTTCATTAAGATAGGTGTTAAATGTCTCGTTGCTACTACGCATATCTGCGTACTGGTTCTGCGTAAAGATGATAGCAGAGTAAATAATGTTTCGTTCTTCATCGGTTAGTTGTATTGTTTTAGTTGTTTTCATTGTTTTCAATTGTTACTGATTCTTGACGCTTTTCGAATTCATATTCATCGTTACCAATAATTCCCATCGCGATGAATAGCAGGATTGCACCTATTATGTATTTAAGTTCTTTGCTCATTTGATTGCGTTTACTATGATTAATGTTTCAGGTTTGTTGCCTTCCGAATACGCTTCTGTATAAAGGTCATTGATTTCAAGATTCTTTTCAGATGCGTGGCGAATCATACAATCAACTGCTTCTTTTTCAGTTGCGAATGTGAATTCGTTTACTTCGATTCCGTTGTGGTAAAATGTTACTGTGTTCATCTTGTTTTGTTTTTTGTTTTGTTATTTGATTTAATTAATGTGCGTTGTTGAGTCGCACCCCTCATTTTATTTATGAGAATAATCTAAAGGCTTTAGTAATTGCATTTCCATTATCTAACTTTCGGAACCACATTTTAAATGTGTAACATTCAATTTCTTTTAAATCTTCTACTATTTGTAAAGCTGATTTAGGAATCCAGCAAGAATAAGTTTTATACTCATTCTCAATTTTAAAAGCCTTATCAGTTTCTTGTAAGATTGTCATGTTAGAAACAAAAGGACTGTTGGTGTTAGTGGTTAAAACGATTGTGTTCATTGTGTTTTGTTTTTTGTTTGTTTATATTTGTTTGATGGAGCAAACATACAACAACTTTTTGAACTACAAAACTTTTTTTCACTTTTTTTAATCTTTTTTTTCTGACTACTATCTAACTTACTGAAAATGAACATAAAAACTTTTAATAGAAAACCTAAAAAAACATACAAAAAGAACAATTTGAAAGTGAATTCTGAAGCGTATCAGCAACAATTGGTCATTCAATTCATTCGTTCTGCGTATCCAAACGCGTTGTATTGCGCTTCAGCAGGTGGTATGCGTACAAGTTATTTACAAGCAGTAAAAATGAAACGTACTGGTTACGTTAAAGGTTTTCCAGATTTGTTTATCTACGAACCACGTGGATCATTTCACGGTCTTGCGATTGAAATGAAGAAAGAAAAAGGTGGTGCAATATCAAGCGAACAAAAGTGGTGGCAAAGTGAATTAAGAAATAGAAATTACGATTCGTATATTTGTAAAGGTAGTAATGAAGCAATTGAAATAATAAAGAAGTATCTTGACACTTGATAATTACATAAACAAGAACTATACGCATTTAAAAAAGATTGCGCACAATATTGCACGTGGTCAAGATTATTACGAAGATTTATTGCACGATGCAATTATCAGCGCAGTAAAATCAAAACACATTGACAATCTTTTGCAGAATGAAGAATTTGAATTCTATATAATACGTGTAATGTACTTGTCTATCAATTCACCATCATCACCATTCTACAAATTGCACATCGAATACAAAAGAAACAAACGTGATTTTGTAGATAAGAATTATGAAGAAGATAAAACGTGGTTAGGTGCAAGAATGACGAACGAACAACTGGATATCTTAATCAGTCGCTTAAGTGAATTTGAAAGATTAGTATTTGAAGAATACATACTTGAAGATTTCACGTACAAAGAACTTTCAAAACAAACTGGTATTCCTTCGGTGTATCTTTATAGAACAATAGATAAAATAAAACAAAAACTTAAACAAAATGTTATTCGTTAAATCATCTGAATACAATCGCAGGTTAGCCATATGTCGCAACTGCAAATTCTTCGAACCTTCAACGCAATCGTGTGGATCGCTAATCGTTGGTGAAGAAAAAGAAATCGAAGTGCAATACAAAAAGAAATCAATTCACTTGTGTGGTTGTGTTATGCCCATCAAAGCAAAACTATCACTTGCATCGTGTCCTGCAAATAAATGGAAAGGAATGCTCACAGATAGTGAACGCAATGAGTTGTTGTTGTTGTTGGAAGAAATCGAAACAACTGGTAAGATAGATGACACACAACGCAATCAATTCTACGCATACAAAGACCAAATCACACAAGCATACAACGAACGTTCAACTTGTAGTGCGTGTATTAAACGTGAGATTAAATTGATGCGCGAAACTTTGAAAACTTCTTGATAAGTATACAATCAACTAATTGAATAAGCATCGTATATTTGTTGCAATGCAAAAACGTTCTGTCATATTTACAAGTTTAGGATTAACACAAGAAAGCGTGTTGGGTGGTTTGTTGCATTACTCCCTTCACGCTTTTCTTCTTTATGATTAACACAATTACAATAACCTGCGTAAGACACAGCGCAGTATCAAACGTCTAAACTTGCAGAACACCAGTGCTTGGATCGAGTAAATGCTACTTGTTAGCGTGAACGTTTGTTTTTCTTGGGGAGGCTTTTTCTTTTCTTTCTTTTTCTTTTTTACCTTTTTTTCTTTTTCTTTCTTTTCTTTTGAATATGTTTATTATACATATTACTTATATAATAACTAATAATCTATTGTAACATTTTTTACATCAAATTTGTTACAACAAAATCTATTTACAATTATGCCCGATATAACTATGTGTGATAATTCTAAATGCATTCAAAGAGAAGAATGCTATCGCTTTAAAGCAATACCATCTAAATACTATCAAGCATATTTTTTAGGTGATATTAGAGAACAAGATGGAACGTGTAAACACAAATTAGAATTATACAAATAATGATTACAATACCAGCGCAATTAGAAGCAGTAACAACAAGGAAAGACAAAACACTACGTCTTACTTTTGGTACTAATGAATTAACACCAGTTCAAGCATCAGAATTATTTACAACTGCAAATCAATTTGGTTATCTGCTATTCAAAGAAGAATCGTTTTCACGCGATGAAATTGAAATGGTGGAATCACTTAAAACTGATTTAGAAGATACAATGAAGAAACCATCACAACGATTACGTGGTGTTCTTTATCGTTGCTATGAATCGAATAACGAAGGATTCAACACGTTTTCTAAATACTATGATAGTAAGATGGAACAATTAATTTTGCATTTTAAAAGTAAACTGGATTGATTTTATATTTAATAATTGACACTATAAATTAAAGTTACTTATGGCTGAACGTGATGAAAACGGAAGGTTGAAAAAAGGACACGGTGGTTTGAAACCTAAAGGTGCAGTATCTCAAAAAACAGAGATGTGGCACAAGTTAGGTGATTACGTTGTGACAAGTGGTGCGCAACGTGCGATGGAAATATTAAGTGATATGGACGATGAAGATTTCTTGCATTATTATTTAACGATGCTCGAATACTTCAAGCCAAAACAAGCAAGGCAAACAATTGTTGGTGAATCAGATGCACCAGTTCAAATTGTAATCAATGATAAGCTATGAACGAAATTGAAGTGTTCATTAAACGACTAAAAAAAATTGATATATGAATAGACCAAAATATATACACGATGCTTATCAAAGAGCAACAAATCAACGCTATCTTGCATTAAAAAATGCTTTTGAAACAATTCACATATTTGCAATTCATTCGTTAGATCCAGAACTATTTGAAAAGTACGAAGAAGTAAAAAATGAACTTTTAAGTATATATGTTGATGATTGCGATGAAGCCATAATGATTTATATGAAATGAAAGCAACACTAACTTTTAATCTTGATGATGGTGATGATGCACTTGCACATTTGCGTTGTGTGAAGGCAACTGATATGGCAATGATGCTTTGGGAACTGCAAACGAGTTCTTATCGCACATTTACAAAATACAACACAAATCAGAATTCAGATTATCAGCAAGGAATCGAAGACGTATTTGAACACATTAGAAATCTATTTGAACAACACGATATCAACACACATAAACTAAT